TGTCTCCTGATGTGGGTGTTGCTACATTACTAAAACCACTAGCATCTCTTGACATTAACTTACTAGCTGTGCTTGCACTAGTAGCATCTGTAGATATCGTGACTGTTGGAGCTACAGCAGTTCCTCCAACTTCTGTGCTTATATGAGTTCCCCCATCTATAGAAACAGGTTCACCGTCATCAACAGTTTTAGTTGTTCCACTATCTGCAGCAATTCTCCAAGAAGACATTGTTCCTGTTCCTCCAGTGTAATCTATAGTTACTGTTCTAGTAGATAAAGTAGCTGTAATGTTACTTCCGCCAAGTATAGCTACTGTTTGTCCAGACTCTACAGTTGTTGTTCCAACTGCATCTCCTTTTATTTCAAAATTATAAGTTCCAGCAGGTATTGCCCACGCATTATCGCCTCGTAGAAAAGTTGTATTACCAGCTGTCCCTGTTGCAGAAAGATCTGCAGTTACAGTTACAGCTCCAGAGGTTGCGGTATTAGGTGTGAGATTAATAAAAGTTCCATCTGTAGTTGTAACAGTAGTAACACCACCGCCTACTTCTGACCAAGAGGATCCATTATAAAATTTAAGTATATTACTTGTACTGTTATAATATATTTGACCCGCAACACCAGACCCTGCCGCAGTGTCATTTATCTCATTATCTATAACCAGTTTTTTTAACTGGTTAAGATTAAAGTCTACGTTATTTAAAAAATTTATTGCCATAGTTTCTTAGTTTAAAAATGCTTTGCCTGTTATGGCAGTTGAAAATGTTATTTTAACTCTTGTTGTTGATACGTACTCTGCAACACCATAAACTTGATTATCATCAGTTCCCGTAACTGTTGTTATTGAAGGGTATTTATTTAGAGAGTGAGTTAAATCCCAAACGGTAGCAGCAACAGTAACATTAAAAACTTGAGTTTTATCAGCTACAGAATCACTCCACGCAATACCACTTCCTGTACTTGTTAATACTTGACCGTTTGTTCCTGCAGCGTTAGTAGAATCATAAAGTTCTTCAGTTAAACGTAAATCTCCTTCAACGTGTAAGTTAGCTGTAGGTGTAGATTGATTAATACCAATCTTTGTACCAATATCAGTAATTATACTGTCACTAAATTGACCATTGCTAGTGTTCCACTTTAGTATTGTTGAGTTTGTAAAATTTGCAGCATTTTTTAAAGAAACCGTTGATGAACTTCCTGACTGAGTTACAGCTATTCCTAGTCCAGCTAAAACATCTGAAATGAAAGATCCAGAGTTAGCAGCGGTAATTATAGATATATTATTTTGTGGCTGTATTACAGAAGTTACAGGCGATGTAGAAGGAACTGTAACAAGAACATTGTTAAGATCCTCATTGATTACTATGTTTAATGAATCGGCCACTATTGAGTAATGTCTTGGTTAACAACAAAAGTACCAAAGAACCAAGTCTGAACTGTAGTTGATACTGTTGCTACCAAGTCATACACATAGGTCGCGGCACTTATGTTTTGCATAAATGAAGCAGAACTTTCAACTGTAACGACCCCAGAGGCAGTTCCAGTAATTTTAAATCCTGTTGCTACATTTCCTGTAGTTTGAATTGTAGGTGAAGATGCATTATCGCTAGTTCTTACTTGCATATTAAAAGTATAAGAAGTAAGATCAATTAAAGCTCCACTAGAGTTCTTTACGGTAAATTGTAAATCAAATGAATCTCCTTTTCTACAAGTAACATTTACTTGTTGGGAGATATCTAAGTCAACAGAAAGAGAAGATGTGTTACAGGTAGCCATAATACAAATTTACTGATTTAAGATCAAGTCTACGAGACTGTCTTCTTCGCCTTCAGTAATGGGTCCCGTTTCTCCTTTACGTTGGGCAATGAGCTTAGACTGCTCTATAGCAGAGAGTTCAATTCGCTCATCTTTCCTATCTTCTTTCATTGTGTCATTTTGTTGTTTGACACCACTTTCTATTTGTTGTTCAACAACGTCAAATTGTCCTTTAGCTTGTAGCAATTGCATATCAAAAGTATATTGAAGTTCCATCAATTGCATTTTAGAAGCAGTTTCAAGTTCTAATTTTTGAGCCTCTAGTTGAGCTTCAAATTGCTTTTTCTGCATTTCTACTTGACCTGAAATTTCTGCTTGTTGAGCATTTATTTGAGCAGTTACTTGAGCTTTTTCTTGAGCTTGAGCTTGTAGAGCTTTAATTCTTTTCTTTCTTCTAACAACTAATAATCTTTCTGCTTGCTCAACATCTCTTAACTGTCTTACAGCAATTGCATCTTCAAGGTCTATTTCTTTTTGAGCTAAAGCTATTTGAATATTTTGCTCTAAGTATTGACGATCACTATCATTAAGTTCAGAAACTACTTTAATTCCAAAGTTATACATTGACAAATTGCTGAAAGAAGATAAAACTGCCATATTAGTTTCTCCAATCGCGTTTGTATATGTTTTATATATAATGCTTTTTGGAGGTAATACTTGTAAACATTTTACAATATCTGAGCATACCTTTTTATAAAGAACCATCGATGCATTTGTAATATCATAAAGAGCATTATTTGCTGCGCTAATTGCTTGTTCTCTTACGCCAACTAAAGCATCACCTTTTGGAGTAGTTCCGTCTACGACTTCATTAATTCCTGTAGCGTCACGAATCATTCTTAGGTAATGATTATAAATAGCAACTAGCTCTTGTATATTTCTTATTCTATTACCAATCTCTCTAACTGGAGGATTTTGAAAAGAACCTTCTGGATCTTTAGAGCGATAATAAAAAACACCTGTCTGTTCGTAGATGTCTTGTATTTCTAAAGGTTGTAGTTCTCCCCCTTTACCTAGCTGTACATTTTCTAAACCTTCAATATCTATAATAAGACCATCAGGCTTTGCTTTAGCGATAGACTGCTGAATCTTTAAATGAGTAATTTGAAGCATATCAGCAAAACCAACCACACTACCAACTAAAGACTTAGGAAGCATATTACGTAAGTTTGTAGCTACGCAAGAATAAGATAGTTGTGCTTTAGATATATCGTGTACATTTTTAGGTATGTTCTTTTGAACTCCATAATCATAAACATAATCAGTTCCCACAATAAACTTACCTCCATAAATAGTTGCATTAGGCATATAAACAGCTTTGCGGTCATATACAGATTGTTGAGGAGCATTATATTCCGTTCCTTTGTGATAGAATCCAATGTTACCAAACATAGACTCTTTCTTCTCATATATAATATTATCTACAGATCTAAACTCAAACTCTAATATTTCAATCTTGTAATCATCATATCCATATCTGTATGTGCTTCCATCAAGCTGATAAGGAGTGTATTGTGTTAAGAAATTTTGAGGGTCGTTACCATACTTATTCATAACTGTACGAGCTAACTCCTCATATTGAGTTTCGGTAAATTGATCTCTTGCAACTCTTTTAAGATCCATAATTGTGATCTTCTTAAAATGAGCAGCATAGGTTAAGTCTGATAAAGAAGGGTCATCAGTATAGTTGTGAATAAAGAAAGCTGGGTCAACATACTCTTCTGTGATTCCATAATTTGGATCATTGTTTCTTTTAACAACAGCCATTCCTACTGTTACTAAATCGTTGACACATCTTCTGTATATCTTGTCATTAAAGTCATTCCACTCAAGAGTCATCTGCGCACCCAATTGTGCAGCTATTTCAGCATCTGTCTTTACATTCGTGTCTAAGAATATTTCTGTTTCTTCAGGTGTGTCAGGAAGTTTATCAGGGTCTACTTCTACATTAAGACCTAAGCTTTTAGCTTCCTTAATCATTTCTTTATTCTCTATTCTAAGAATAGCAGCATTTTTCTTTTGCTCTTTTTCTGACCTTGATAAAGGATCAACAGCCTCTACTTGAGGATATGGATCTTTAGACAATATTTTATTTACAACTATTTTAGCAAACTTTGGTACAATAGGAACTGGTGTGTAATCTAAAGTTAATAGAGCTCCACTACCGTTATTAGGATCTAATGATGAAAGTATTTGTCTGTATATAGAAGTATCTTGAGTACCTTGAGCATAATCTCTATTTATTTGAAACTCTCTGTACCTTCTTCCATATAATGAATTTTCGTAATCGCTGCCCGCCCACTGAGCATAAATAGCTTTGGCGTATTTTAATCCGTAAGAAAGAGACATTTTTTCTTCAGTCGATGCTAAAGCATCGGGAAAAGATGAAGCTCCATTACTAGTTTGAGTGTATGACATACTTTAAACAGTCTTAAATGCAAATATAGTTATTCAATTTACCGTAATATAACGTGACCACTTCTGAAAAACTTTTTTTCACTAAAGTCAGTTTTCTCTTTTTTAACAGAAGAACCTTGTGCAGCAAGTAATGCCAACCCACTAGATATAGAAAGGTCATATTTAGTTCTATTGTCTACTTTAAAATTAATCCAATCTTCTAATGTTTTGTCAAAATACATATTTCCGTGAGTTAACGTTTCTTCGTTGAGCCCTACGTGAGAATGTATGTAAGCTTCAATTGCTTGAGCGTGAGCGTGTATAACATCTTGAGAGTTAGAAGGGATACCTTTTGTTTTTGTTTTAGTACCAAATCCTGTTCCTAAATGATCGGGTCTATCTAACAGAAAATGTGAATATCCTCTAGATTCAAAATGTCTAGCAATACCATATTTGTTGTTCTCTATTAATATAGAGTAACCATAAAATCGTGCAGCCATTAATACATCTTCATAAAATATTTTAGCAAGAGGAGGTCTTGACGCATACTCAGCAACAAACATATTTGATGGATGAGTCATATTAAATTTATTGTATAAATGACAAGCTCCTTTAGATCCTCTACCATCTACCGTTGCGTCAATATCATAGGAGTCAACACCACCTACACCTAACCAATTGTTCTCAGGAGTTTTTTTATTTCTTAACTCAATAGGTGGCATCCAGGATATATTCCATCTTCCATTCGCGTCTGGCTTAAATAAAACCTCTGTGTCTGCTACTCCGTTTTTCCAAATGAAATTACCTTGAACAACAGGGGATGGAAAGAGCTCTTGATTATATTGGACTTGCTCATATATTTTTTGAACATTAAATACTGAAGCTTTAGCACTATCTCTAAAAGCCTCATCTTCAGTAAATGGGAACTGTCGTATTACTTCGTTTAATTCATAGCTGTCATTTACTAAAGCTTTCCTTTCGTTTTTTAAGAATGTTCTAGCTCCTATAGTAATTAGATCACCGTCTAATCCAACAATTGGAGTTTCAGGGTCATCTACTACAGCTTTTCCATATTGATCAAAAAACCCCTCTAGTGCTTCGTATGCTGGAACAAATATGCTATATAAACCACTTTTTGTTCTTCCGTTTTCATTCCTCTCATTCGGGTCGCTATTTCTTACTAGCGTTCTAAATTGTTTACCCCCTTTATCTAGAGGATTAACTGTACTTCCAACAAGGGCCTTTCCAACAATTCTTCTACCTACTAATAAACAAGTCCTATGTATTCTCCAAGACTCCCTTATGTCTGTGGGCTTTTCCCATTTACCAGCTTCATCCATATAAAGCATATGTAACTTTTCTCCATCATAAGCATTGTTAGTTGTACTCTTCCAGTTCACTACAGTGTTTAATGCTTCTCCCTTTACAGATGTTTTTACTTTTTTAGTTATACGTTTTGATGGTTCTCTAAAAGCTAATTCCATTCTAGGATTAGTAGTACCATCTTGAATGGGTTTAAAAAAGAAAGGGTAAGACTTATAAATAGGAACAACTTTTTTCATAAAAATATTCTCTTGAGCATCAGCCCCTGTCTTGGACATTATGCCTAAAAGTTTATCTTTTACTTGAGAGCCTTCGTTCACTAATAAGGCTGAAGACATTTGTGTATATCCAGATCGTCTACACTTTACATAGATCTGACCTAAACTTCTACTGTCAGTTATACAGGCTTCGAGATGTAGGAATAAATCACGTTGAAAGGATAAGAAGCTTGGGTATCCCACGTCAATTTTAGACCATTGGAGGAAGAAATAGTGGTTTCCTGTGATGTAAGTTGGCTCTCCGTTATTGTAAAACCAAATTCCTTTTCTGCGTCTTTCATATTCTTGTGTTATATAGTTATGGTATTTATTTCTGAATACATCTGGCATATCAAGCCATTCATCCATTGACTTTATTTTTCTTAGTTCATCGGGAAGCTCTTGTCTTTCCCATTTTTGATCTTCCTTTTTTTTGTTGTAAAATAATATCTTAGACTTAGGTGGCTTTGCTGGGATCTGTATATCTAAATTTGAAATAGAAATAATATCCCCTTCACTGTTATCGGGACATATATTGATTACTATATCTTCGTCTATGTTTTTTATTCCACTCATCGCAATAACCTGAATCACATTCATTAAAATCATCATCAAATAACTGAAATTGTGTATTCCATTTTTTTATTTGATCATAAGTAAAAAGATCACTCCAAGTTGCATTGTTTATACTTTCTCTTTCTTTTGAAGCAAACCATTCTAGTTTATTTGGGTGTTTTTCCCACATTTTTTTTAATAATGCAGGTTCTTTGTGAAAGCAACCCACACAATTATTCATCCAAGCAAATCTAACTTTTTTATCTTTCCAATATTTTTCTATTTGATCTTTGTATACTCCATCTTCAATTAAAGGAAAATTAGGTTTACAATAGTTTATAGTTTTCCATTTGTTTCTTCCATTTTTACTTTTTCCTATTGATATTTTAACTTCAATATTTCCGTTTTCATTCTGTCTTTCTATCATTCTTTTAGCTCTAGAATGTTCGTTACTTCTAAAACCAAAATTCATAATGTGTGTTGATTTTAAATTATTATATATCCAAGATGCTATTGGTTTTGTTTTCATTTCTGTGGTACAAAACCTTCTCATATAAGATGGTAAAAATGTATTTCCTTTACTTTTTTTATTTATTATAACTTGATCAAAAGTGTTTCCAGTAACCCAAGTTATTTCCCTTCCTATATATTGCTCAAGATCAAGCATTGTGTAAATAATCATATCATCTTCTGCAGTTGCAATAAATGGAGCTTTAATTCTATCCTCTACCTCTTTACGTATTTTTTTATCAGGAAATTTAGATTTATTATATTCTATTCTTACAAACGAAAATATATAGTAATCTGCTGGGTGATTGGCAGCAACATAACTAGAGGTTTTACCTCCACTCAAACTATTAATCGTTTTTATTCCACTCATCATTCCAATATATTAAATCATCACTTGGAATATTGTTCTGCAAATCCACCTGAATAGTCTTGTGCATCTTTTAGTTCTCCTTTTTCTTCAAGAGTTTT